CCGCCGCTGTGGTGTTGCTCACTATCTCTTTAGCATTTGCGCCCGTCACGATTGCCTGCTCCGCCTCTTTGCCTTTCTTGAGGTCGTCGCTCGCCTTTGTCCAGCCCTTCACCGCGTCGATGATGTTGAGAATGCCGTCCACACTAGTAGAGAGCGCGTTCCATATCGCCATTATCTTCTCCCAGCCGCTCGCGTCCGTGCTGTTGAGGGTCTTGCCGAGCTGTTGCCAGCTGCTGACAATTTGGTCGCTGCCCGACATAATTGATTTTATAGAACTCCACGTCTGCGAGCGCAACCCCTTCGCAAAGGCTTTCACGTCTTTTCGTACCTCCGCTAGCTTGAGCGCCTTGTCGAGACTGTCGACTTTGCCCATTTGCTTGTTTATTTCCTCGACCATCTGCTGCGACGAGCTAAGCGCGGACGATTTCAGCTTCTCCAGCCGATTCTTCTCGATTTCAAGCTGCTCGCTCATAATGTCGGTGTCGGATTTCTTATAGTCGAAGGTCGTGTCGCGCGTCTCCGCTTGCGGCAACTCCAACTTGAGGGACTTCTGCATCGTGCCCAACCTGGTCGTCGCGTCGGCCACGGCTCCCACATAGTTCATGTTCGCGTTGTTCACATCGGCGATGGATGCAATGTCCTTCTTCGTGCTGCTGATGAGGTCGTTGAGACCGTCTGTGTATTCCTGCTGCGAGATAGCGCCGCCTTGGAACTGATTCTTTAGCTTTGCCGCGCTGTCGTCGAACTCCGCCATGCGGGCATTGAGCTCGTTAAGCGACTTGTTCTGCGTTAGCTTGTCGGATTTGTCTTTCAGAGCCTTCGCAAAGTCCGACTGAGAAACACTCGCATACTTGGAAGCGGACACCTGCACGAGCGCCTGATTGGTTGCGTCGAGCACCGCCTTGCTATAATCCGCATCGGAAGTCCCCTCAAGTTTTTTCTTTGCAGCGAGTTCCCTCAGCTGCTGCGCGTATGATTCCTCTGCCTGTTTGAGCTCGTCCGATGCGGGGTCTGTCTTAGTGCTGCCACCTCCGCCGCCAGTGCCGCCTTTTACGGGAATATCGCCTTGAGGGGAATAGTTTCCGCCACCGCCCACGCCGAGTTTACCAGCCCGTGATTCAGCGGAATCCAACTTTTTGTTTATGTCGGACAGAATCACGTTATTTGTTTTGTAGTCCTTAATATCGCCCTTATAATCTCCGTACTCACCGAATCCCAAAGCGGAAATTACGCTGGCTTGGCTCATATAATATTTGTCGCCTTTCTTAGTCCCTGGAACATTACCGCCGTATTTCCTTTTCATGTCGTCCTGCTTGTCCTGCAATTCCAACTTTTTGTTCGTGTAATATTCCACCTCGGCGGCGGCTTCGAGTATCTTGATTCTCTTGTTAAGCACGTCATTTATTTGCTTTGCACCTGTCAGATGCTGTCCCATCACATTGCTGATGCGTGCTTCCAGGTTGAGACGTTCTGATGAGTTCTTCTTCGTGTTATTATAAGCATTGCGAAGTTGCTCAAGTTCTATAATCTCCTTTGTATGTATCGCTTTGCCCGCTTCCGACTTATAATCCTTGAACGCATTCTTTATGCCGTCCATGCGGGTTTTCCACTCTATAAGCTTAGATATTATCTCAGTGATGAGCGTGATTAATATCATCGGCCCGACTGTGCTCCAAATTGCCTTGAGGCTCACCGCTACCGATGCCGCGCCTGTTTTGATTTTCGCCCATGCAGCCGTCCACGCATTGCCGCTCTGCACCGCGGCGGCGCGCTCGTCCGCTACCTTTGCGGTGTTCTTTGCCTTAGTGAGCGCAAGTTCCGATGCCGCAAGCTGTTTCTTTTTCGCATTTAGCTGCACCTCTGCGGCAAGCCGCTCATCGGCCGACAATTTATCGACGTTCACCTCCTCGGCTGCAATCTGTCTCTTAAGGCGGTTTGTAGATGACTCCAGCATCCTTATCTTAGCATGTGCCACGGTGGCGTTCGTCACCATTGCATTAGATGAGGCCGCGCTGAATATCTTCCACTGACTGAAAAACTGTGAAATCTTGATTCCGGCGAGTAGTCCGCCGATGGTGAAGGCGAGCGAACGGGCGTTGGCGCGTATGTATTCTATGAGGTCCGCCACCTTGTTGGTGATGTTTGCAATCCACTTCACGATGCTTGTGTCCTGTGCTATGCCGCTGAAGGCATTCGAGATGCGGTTCTTCGCACTCGCAAGGCCTCCTGTGTCGGCGGTGGGTGACATGGTTTTCAGATTCTTGGCAAACGACTCCATGACCTGTTTAGCGTCTATTCCTTTCTTGACAAGCGCGTTAATCTTATCGACGCCTACGCCCATCGCATCCGCGAGGGCCCGCTTAGCCTGAGGCATTGCCTTCAGGAATGAGTTTGTGAAGTTGCGCGTGCTGATCGTACCCGTGTTCATCATCTTCTGCAACGAGCCCATAACCGTGCTGGACGCCTCTTCGTCGAGACGGTAGCCCTTGATTGCCTTCTGCACGCCCTCGAAGATGGTCTGCTGCTGCTTAACGCTGAATCCCGCTGTCGTTGCTGCCGCGGTAAATCGGCTGTACTCGGTAATCAGACCCGTGAGTTCGAGTTTGTATTTGTTTGCAACTCCCTGTATAAAGCGAAGGTTCTGCCCCGTCTGCACGATGCCGCCTGAATTGGCCTTCAGCACATTGATAGCCTTAGCGGTCTGCAAGCCCGCGTCTTTAATCTTGTCAAACACCGCTTTGATGCCTAAGAAACCGACACCGAAGTACGCTGCGGCACTCATGGCCGTGCTCTTGATGCTGTTGATGCCGTTCTTTACCTGATTCGTGCCCTTCTTGAAGCCGTCGGTTATCAGATTAAGCGCAATCGCAAATGATAGTCTTGCCATTAGTTTGCCTCCTTTCCATTATTGTACAATATTGATTCCGCCATCGCCATGTCTTCATCCGAAACGATGACGGGCTTTCCCTTCTCTTCCCACGGAAACGGGTAGAGGTCGGACGCTCTTCTTATCTTGTCCTTTTCGCTGATATAAGGCTGCAATGAGAGATACGTCCACAGACGCGACTCTTCCATCCGTCTGTGCATACGCTCCTCAGCGCCCTTGCCGAGCATCGGAAGGTCGCACAGCTCCGCTTCGTCCATGAGATAATGCGCGTCCACACCGCTGTATAGCAGATTCATCGCCACGTCTCCGATGCTTGTCTTGTCAGGCTTTTCAGATTCCTCGGTATGCAATGCCATCGGGTCTTCGGGTTCCTGCTCCGCTTTAGCTGAAAATTGATTGATATAATCCAAATATCTGCTTATCTCATCCGAATGCTTTTCAACGAGTTTCGGACGCTGCTGCACTACTTCCCGATATGTCTCGAATAGGCTGCCGCCCAGTGTCTTGTCGGGTGTCGTGACGTACATGAGGGCTATAACATCGTCGGTATCGGACGTGTCGAACTCGCTGAAGGTCTTACCCCTCAGCTGCTCCCACCGAATTATATTTTTTATTGTAATCTTCATGTCTTGAAAAGGAAAAGGGCGAAGACGGTTCAATGCCGCCTCCGCCCTGGTTAATGTGTGTGTTGTTGTCTGTTATGCCTCTGTGCCCGCAACCATCGTGAGCGGGCCGCAACCGTTTGCACTCATCGAATACTTTTTGAGCTTCGAGCTCTCGCCGTTCAACTCCATCGACGTGATGCGCGCCTTGCCCTTGTAGCTGTCCTTAGTTTCATCGAGTGCGTAGGAGTACCCTGTAACATCATCGCCCGAACGTGTGTACGAGCCGAAGACGAAGTCGAGCAAGGTATCATGGAGCTGCGCATCCATCAAGGTTGTCGCACTGGTTGCACCCTCCTTACGCGTGAGCAGCGCTTCAGTTGATAATGCGAAAGACTTGATGCCGGGCACCTCGTCCTTCCAGTCGCCGCTCATCATGTTAGTTGTGTCAACCATGTCGGTCGTGAGGGTGAGCTTTGCCGTCGTTGCGAAGGCAACGGGCTCTCCGCCCAACGAAATCATCATCTTGCCGTCGAGGTCAAGGTCCTGATTAGTGTTATATACTACGTTTGCCATATAATTATGTGTTTGTGTTGTCTATATTATCACGGAAATCGCATTTTTTGGGTGCTCATTCCGCTGTGTTCTTTCCAATTTCAAAGGGAAGTATCTGCACGTATCTCAGCTGATTGCCTTCACCTACGAAGTCCTCACGCGTCTTGCCGAGGATTATCGGCTCGCCGTCAACGGTCACGTCCTGCAACACCGCCCTGATGCGCTCGGCTATTGCAAGGCTTGTCAGATATACCTTGCTCACCGCATTGTATGTCACCTCACACCACTCATCGGCTACACCCATCATCGTGAGCTGGCTGCCGTAGTCCGTTCGGGCATAGATGACAAAGTCCCCGTCCGTGTCTTCGGGCGCATATAGAGGAAATATTTTCCCGTCCACAAGCTTCTTCAGTCCCGCATCCTTAAGCAGAAGGGGCTGCAAATCCTTAGTAATAGATAATTTGCTTTTGCTCATTTCGTCATTATCTTAATTATCGCCTTTTCAGTTCCATCTAGAACTGCATCGATAGCTTTGTCCATATCCTCGTTTCTAGTGTCCGTCCAATACTTCAAGGCGGGCATTTTTCCCGCTGAGCTGCCATCTGCACGGGTACGCTCTCCAGTCCCGAGGTCTACGATGTAAGCGTGATTCGCCCGTATCTTTCCACCCTGTGTGTCTGTTATCATTCCGAAACCCGCAAGGCCCCCGAGTTTGTTTTTCTTGACTCTCACCTGAAATGCCTTGAGAAGGTTGCCTGTCACACCTTCGGGCTTCTTCATGCGCTCCTTGAGCCTCTTTATACCACCCTCTCTCAGCAGATTGACACCTTTTCTGATGCCCGCCTTGACCGCTTTGTCGCTGTCTATCGCGCTGAGCTGCCTTAACATCTCGTTGATGCGCTGCTGACCGAGTATCTGTACTTCTCCGCTCATTTCTCGTTGTCGTTAAGTCGTGTGCCCGTGATGAGCAGTGTATTGTCCCGCTGTTTGTCGATGAGGGTTATGCGGTAGCGATAATTGCCATAGTCGAAGCGCTGCCTGTCATTGATGAGCGAATTGTTCCGCACCTGGACGAGTATCGTACCCGCGATGAATTCTTCCATTGCGTTTACACCCATTCCTGCGGTGTTTAGTTTGCGGCGCGCGCAGCGTGTCGTGAGAACTGACGTCCACGATTTAGTCACCGCCCCGCTCCAATCCTGCGTCTTGGTAGGCTCGAGGAACACGATGTTATCTATCAGCAGACCTGCTTGCATATCAGATGTATTTTATATAAGGCCCGATGAGGTAGTCTAACGTATAGGGGACGCGCTGAGGCACACCATACGCAACCGGCTCGCGGTTGGCATACAGGTTTGCGGCTATCAGCAGCACCGCCTGCCGAAGAGGGGCTGGCAGCACATCGCTGTTGGCGGTGGCGAGGTCCGACAGCTTCTGCTGTATCTTGTTTTCGACCGTCAACGTAGACACCTCAAGCAGCGTGTCAAGATAGCTCTCCTCATCCGTAGTGAGATTGTCTATGTTGCACTGCTTTGCAAGTTCCTTTATTGTTATGTACTGTTCGTCCATTATTTTAATAATAAAAAAAGCACGGTCGGCGAAATCGCCGCCGCGCTAAAAACAACCAAAAAAATCAAGTTATGGAT